TATTGTATCGGACCTAAAAAAGGATTTAAGAAAAACAACAAAAGATATTAATGAGACTGTAAGTAATCTTGTTAATGAAGAGTTTCCAAAATACAAAAAACTTTTTGCAGAAACTGAATTAAAGACTGAACAAAGAGTTTCTGCATACGATGAAGTCATTGAAAAATTAACCGTAATGGTTAATGAATTCACTGAGAATGAAATTCCTAAGTATAGTAATCTGCTTATTGAGACTAAGATAAAGTCAGAAGAGGAAGTAAAAGAACTTGAAAAAAATGTATTAGATCAAGTTCAGTCTCTGAAAGAACAAATCGAAGTTCTTTCCAATGATGTTACAGAAAAAACTTCTGACATTGATTCTTTAGTTGAGTCAAAGGTTGAAGAATTGCAATTAACAATTGATGACTCTAAACAAAAAATAGGAGAAATATCTAATGTATATACTTCTCTTTACAAAGATTTTAAAAATAGAGAAATTCACGAAAATAAAAAACTAGAAGAATATTCTGGAGAACTTGATAAGTTCTCTAAGAAATTTTCTTTCTTTGAGGAAACTATCGCAGAAGATGTAAGAGAACTACAAAATGTGCTAGACATTAGTACAACAAAATACTATGATATTCTCAAAAATGAAGTAGGTGAATTTGAAGAGAGTATGTCAAATCAGATCAAGGATCTAGAACTTAATCTGGTTGTCAATGAAAAGCATATTAAGAAACAAAATGAAAGCATTGATAGTATTAAAGAAGAGATAAAAGATGTTATAGAAAGACTTCAGATTGAATCTATTGAGGAGAAGAACAAGGCTTTATTTGAAAAGGTAGTGTACATTGAAAAAATTCTCTCAGAATTCAACGAAAAAGCAATATTAAAGGAAGATAATCCAACACTTCCAGGAGATGCATCGACAAATAATTCGGCAGATCCATTAACTCCTCTTGATCAAAACTTTGTAACTATTGATCAACTTCAACAGCATTACAAACTGTTTATCAATAGAATTCAGCAACAAATTGCTACTATCGGTGGTGGTGGTGCTGGGTTCATAAAGGATCTGGATGATGTTACCTTCGATCAAACCACTGGAACTAATGAACTGCTCATTTACAACGGAGCAAAGTGGGTTGGTATTGCTAGCACAGCACTCAGTGGAACAAGCAGCACAACACAACTAATTGACCTTACTGATGTTGACACTGCAAATCTTGGTGATGGTAGATTTTTAAGATATGATGCTTCGTCAGAAGAATTTACATTTGCTCCTGTTTCAGCAACTAATCTTGAATTGATCGCTGGTGATATACAGTCTGGTATTTTAACTACAACGAGTACAAATGCTGCAGTTGTAATGTCTATAAGTGCATCGACTTATAGATCTGTTAATTATCAGGTTCAGGTTACAAGAGGAACTAATTATAATATGTCAACCATCAATATTATTCATGATGGTACTAATACATATATGTCAGAGTACGGTATAATTAATCAACCAATTGGAGTAGCTACATTCTCATCTGATATTAGTAGTGGATCATTAAGATTAATAGGTCATCCAGCATTTTCTTCAGAGACAACTTTTAAGGTTGTATTTACTGCGTTAGAAGTTTAAGTTAATAAATAACAAGGAGTAGACACTCTTTTTGGTTGAATGCATAAGAACGGCAGGTGTAAAGCAGGACAATATTACTGCTATACCGATAAAGTATGTAAACCAATTCCTAGGGGTTTCATGGTAGACCCTAAGGGAATGCTTCGTAAAGAAAACGGTCATTCCGTTGATGATAATAAGAAAAATGGTAATGGAAACGGAAACGGAAACGGAAACGGAAACGGTGGTGCCGTCTCGGAGGGGAACAAAAGTGGTGATTCTTCTCTGCGTGACTGGTTTAGTAAGAGTAAGTCTAGTGATGGCAAGCCTGGCTGGGTTCAGTTGGGTGGAAAGTATGCAGGAAAACCCTGTGCCAAACAACCAGGACAAACTACAAAACCAAAGTGTGGTTCGTCCAAGATGAAGCGCAACCTCTCCAAAAAAGAGGAAGATGCAGCGTTCCGTCGTAAGAATCGTCAAGATCCAAATCCAGATAGAAAAGGGAAGGCAATCAACGTGAAGACTGAAGAATTTACAACCTTACCACTTCATATTGAGATCCCTAACAACATTAGAGATTTTAACTTGGGACTTATGTTCCGTGAGAGTTTGGATATTAACAGTGGAATGTTATTCATCTTTGAAGAAGTTGGACAGCAGTCCTTCTATATGAAAGAAACAAAAATTCCTCTTGACATCGCTTTCATCACAGAGGATGGAATAGTAGAAAGCATCAAACAATTAGAACCATATGACGAAACCCCAGTAACTTCCGAAGGAGAAGTTCTGTGCGCTTTAGAAGTAAATCGTGGATGGTTCGCAGAAAATAATGTTGAAGTAGGTGACGAGATTGAGATTGATGAAGCAGCGGGAGAAAAAGACGCTTGCTATCATAAAGTTAAGTCACGCTACAAAGTTTGGCCAAGTGCATATGCGTCAGGAGCACTTGTCAAATGTCGTAAGAAAGGTGCCGCTAATTGGGGCAACAAAACTAAGAAGGAAGAATTCTCCAACTGGAGAGATAGTTATACTCCAACAGACTACGAAACAGTCGATCTCATCACACCAGAACCCTTAACCGCTACAAAAGGTATTGGTAGTGAGATGCTCGATGAAAAGTGTTGGAAAGGTTATGAAAAGAAAGGTATGAAGACTATGTTTGGAAAAAGATATCCAAACTGTGTCAAGAAAGAGGAGGAAGAAAAACTCGTATCAAAAACTCCTCTGGATGAAAAGAAAGGTTGTATGCACAACCATAAGGGTGAAGAGTGTCCAGTACATGGTATGAAAGAGTGTCCTGGACCTATTAAAGAAGCAGTAAGAATGCCAGCAAAAACTGGTAATCTTGTCAATGTTATCTTCAGGTTTAGAAGCCAAACTGTTATGCTGAAGATGTTCTTCCCACAAGTATCCTTACCAACCAGGTCTGATATTCAAGACCAGATTGATAAGGTTTATCCTGGCGCGAAACTATTAACGTACACAGTTTCGGACTATGAACCAGGGCAACCAGTCCTCCACGCAGAAGCAGCAGCGTGGACAAGAAAAGCAGGAAAGAATAAAGAGGGAGGTCTTAACGAGAAAGGAAGGAAATCTTACGAGAGAGAAAATCCTGGAAGCGACCTTAAGGCACCAAGCAAGAAGGTTGGAAATCCCCGTCGCAAATCCTTCTGCGCTAGAATGAAGGGAATGAAGAAAAAGTTGACATCATCCAAAACTGCTAATGATCCAGATAGCAGAATCAATAAGTCTCTTAGAAAGTGGAATTGCTGAGTAAATTATGTCTGATAATGTATACCTTGGCAATCCGAATCTAAAAAAAGCAAATACACCAATAGAATTTACGGAAGAACAAATCCGTGAATTCTTGAGGTGTAAGGAAGATCCTGTTTACTTTGCTAATAACTATATCAAGATTGTTTCTCTTGACGAAGGACTAACACAGTTTCATCCATATGATTTCCAAGAGAAACTCATCAATAACTTCCACAATAACAGATTTAATATCTGTAAGATGCCACGACAGACTGGTAAGTCTACCACTGTCGTATCATACCTTTTGCACTATGCTGTTTTCAATGATAGTGTCAACATTGGCATCCTAGCAAACAAAGCGGCAACAGCAAGAGAACTCTTAAATAGATTGCAAACTGCATACGAAAACTTACCCAAGTGGATGCAACAGGGTGTGTTAGTATGGAACAGAGGTTCATTGGAGTTAGAAAATGGGTCTAAAATTCTTGCTGCTTCAACTTCCGCAAGTGCTGTCCGAGGTATGTCATTCAATATACTCTTTTTGGATGAGTTTGCATTTGTTCCAAATCACGTTGCTGATTCGTTTTTTGCCTCTGTTTATCCTACTATTACTTCTGGTAAAAATACGAAAGTCATTATCGTCTCGACGCCACACGGAATGAATCATTTCTACCGCATGTGGCATGATGCGGAGAGAAAGAAGAACGAATATATTCCCACTGATGTTCACTGGTCTGAAGTTCCTGGTAGAGATGAACTTTGGAAAGAACAAACTATTGCAAACACATCAGATCAACAGTTTAAGGTTGAGTTTGAGTGTGAATTCTTAGGATCTGTTGATACTCTGATTGCACCAAGTAAATTGAGAACATTAGTTTATGATGCTCCTATCGAAAGAAATGCTGGACTAGATGTATATGAACCTCCACAAGAAAATCACGATTACGTTTTAACTGTTGACGTTGCAAGAGGAGTTGGAGAAGATTATTCTGCATTTGTATGCGTTGATATCACACAGTTCCCACATAAAGTAGTGGCGAAATATAGAAACAATGATATCAAACCAATGTTGTTTCCAAATATCATCTATGAAGTAGCAAAGAGTTATAATAGTGCATTCATCTTATGTGAAGTAAATGATATTGGAGATCAAGTTGCAAGTATTATTCAGTATGATCTAGAATATCAAAACTTACTCATGTGTTCTATGAGAGGTAGAGCAGGACAGATTGTAGGACAAGGATTTTCTGGAAAGAAAACACAACTTGGTGTCAAGATGTCTAAGACTGTGAAAAAAGTTGGATCACTCAATCTTAAGACAATGATTGAAAGTGATAAACTTCTCTTTAGTGACTATGAGATTATCTCTGAGCTAACCACCTTTATCTCAAAGCACAATTCATTTGAGGCAGAAGAAGGTTGTAATGATGACCTTGCAATGTGTCTTGTCATCTATGCTTGGTTGGTAGCACAGGATTACTTTAAAGAATTAACGGACCAGGATGTT